CAGGCAATACACCTGTGTACACAGCCAATGCCGCCGCATTTAACAGTCAGAGTTCGACCTTGCAGACCAATGATGCCACAGTGGTTGGCAGTGGCAGTCAAGGTTTGCTCCGTCATGATCAAACCAACTATGCTACAGGATATCTACCAGTGGGTCCTGATCTCAGTGTGGGTCGAAGTGGCACACAATATTTTACATTCAAGTTTACAAGAACAGACGTTAGTAAATTTGACATTACCTATGCTGGCAACGTGGCCGGCATGTGGGTGGCCTTGCCGGGTTCGGTAATTGACGCCAGCTCCAGTGCCAACGGATGGATCAACATGGCTGTGGCCTATGCCGGAAGCGGCTATCCTGGAGTTAACAGTCCGGGCAACGGCAGTGATGGATGCTCGTTGGGCGGGGTTGTGCAATTGAACACCACAGTGGCAAGCATCAGCAAGACCTGTACCTTTGGTACAGTATCAAGTTCCAGCACAGCAACCAATGAAATCTATGTCAGGATAGCCCTGACGTCCGGGCAAACAGTAACTGGCCTATCACTTAAAGCAGCGAGTAACTGATGGCCATAAGCATATCACAATACGTTGATCTACTGTTCAAGAAACTGCAAGGTGTGGCCAAAACGGCCAATGCCACAGTCAAGGATGCCTCCAACGAAAGCATAGCCAGTCCTGCGTTTTTACGCGGCGACGTGGTATGGACTCAATCTGATCAAATTCCATCCACAGCACAAGCAGTAGGCAACATTGTCCTGGCACGTGTTGGAGCCAACAGCGTACAAACCGTAGCAGATACCACAGTTCCGCCCATTGGTGGCATACGTCCAACCTGGTTGACCAATACCACATATTGGGTACCACAGGAGTTTGGTGCCACATGGTTGCCCAAGGTCTATGTGGGACCTCCGGGTGCTGCCAACATACAGGCCACAGGCACACAGATTTTTAGTGCAGGTATTGGAGGAGTTGGCGAATACTATTTTGACACACAGGCCGGTGTCCTAAACTTTATTGGCGAAACTATTCCCACAGTGCTGACTTCGGGCAATGTGGTCTATGTGGCTGGCTATCAGTATGTGGGTGATCTGGGAGTTACTAACCTGCCCAATGGTACCAACATTGGCAACCTGCAGATCAGCAATACCACCATAACTACCGCCCTGGCCAACGGCAATATAACGTTATCCGCCACAGGCACAGGACTGGTCACAATCGACGGCACCTCAGGATTAACTATTCCTGTTGGCAACACCACACAACGACCAAGCCCAGCAATTACAGGCACGTTGCGATTCAATACCACTACTGGCCTGGTGGAAGTGTATGATGGCGTAGCATGGGACAGCGCAGCAGGTGCAGTTACCAATCAGATACTCAACGGCGACGGATCAACCGTGACATTTGTACTGGATCGCAGTACTACTACAGCCGCAGCACTGGTCATACTCAACGGTATCACGCAGGTGCCCACACAGGCCTACAATATGAGCCCAAATCCCAGTGCCAACTTGGTTTTTACAGAAGCGCCAGCTATTGGCGATGTCATAGACATAAGATTCCTATAAACCCAGAATTTTTTAAGTGCAGATAAATACAGTATCCTTTTGATAGACCACTAGTGCTTGATTAACAGTGCGCTCTAGAGCGAATATTCCATAAAAATAGCGCAGTTTCGATAAAATATCCGGACCCTGATAAATAAGTCATAGCCCGTGAAAAATCACGGCTCTAAAATTTATCATTGATGATCCTAGATCACCAATAGTATTAGATGGCTACCGGAGATAAACATGCCTGTAACAAGAATTAAAAATAATCAAGTCACTGATGCGTCAGGGTCAAATGTACAACTTGGTATTAATGCCAATACCAAACTGCAGAATTTTTCGATTACCAGCGGCAAGTTGGCCAACAACCTGACCTATGGATCAGATCTAACCATTACTGGTAACCTTACAGTGCAGGGCAATGCCACTGCCATTGACACCACTATAACCACCATTGAAGATCCAGTAATTGTACTGGCCTCTACACAGACTTCGGGTGTTCCGGCTGTAGACATTGGTTTCTTGGGATTCCGCGGCGCAGAAAGCAACATAGCATTTGTCTGGGACGAAAGCGCCAGCGAATTTGTGACAGCTTTTACTTCGACCGGCGAAACCAACACCACGATTGCTATCACCAGCTATGCTAATTTTCATACACAAAATGCCAACGTGGCTGGCAATCTCATTGTTGGCGGCAACATTGACATCACAGGCAACATTACCAATTTAAATGTTACTGGAAATATCTCTGGTGGCAACCTATTGACCACTGGCCTAGTTAGTGCCACTGGCAACGTCACAGGTGGTAATGTTACCACTGTAGGACTGATTACTGCTACAGGCAACATCACAGGTGGCAACATTGACACTGCAGGACTAGTTACTGCCACTGGCAACGTCACAGGTGGCAACATCACCACAGCAGGTTTGGTCACAGCCACCGGCGACATCACAGGTGGCAACATACTCACAGGCGGCAATATAAGTGCTGCGGGCAATATCACAGCCAATCCTTCTAGTTTCTTTATTGGTAATGGTAGCCAACTCACAGGAGTAGCTGCCAGCTCAGCCAACTTCCCAGTCAGCAACGGCACCAGCAACATCAATGCCGCAGTCAATGCCAACATTGAAGTTGGTGTTTCTGGCACCAGCAACGTGGCAGTGTTTGCTCCTACAGGATTGTTTGTCACAGGTAATTCCAGCACCACCGGCAACGTCACAGGTGGCAACATCACCACAGCAGGACTGATCACAGCCACAGGCAATATCACAGGCGGCAATTTGTTAACTCCTGGACTTATTTCGGCTTCAGGCTTGGCCACCAGCGGTAATATTGAAACTGTTGGTTACGTTAGTGCCACCGGCAACGTTACAGGCGGCAACGTTATCAGCAATACTGTGACCAACACATCGGGCGATTTAACAATCGTAGCTAATACCAATTTAGTGTTGGCTCCAACTGGCAACGTTGTGTTAGATGGCGGCAAGTATATCAACAGCGTACTTGATCCAATTCAGGCACAAGATGCGGCAACCAAACAATATGTTGACGATGCTGTAAGTTCTGGTATTACAATTCATACTCCAGTATATGTAGAATCACCAACTCCTCTTACTGCTACATATGCTCAAGGTGGCACAACTGCCACAGTAACAGATACAGTGGCCGGCAATACCGTGGTGTTTAGCTCAGCTGTAAATCCACAGGTCAATGATCAATACTGGTTTGCCAACTCGTTCAGTGGTATTGTGGCCAACACAGCATACTTTGTTGTGTCAGCTCCAAATACCAGCGCAGCAGTATTGAGTACAACCTACAACGGTACACCAGTCACTAATATTACAAACGCATCGGCACTAACTCAAAGCGTTCGTATCAACTCTGGTATTGGTGCAACATTGACCAATGCAGGAGCCAATGCCACATTAGTCATTGACGGAGTCACACTCAGCACTACTCAGCGAGTTTTGATTTATACACAAGCCGATGCAGCACACAACGGTGTATATGTGGTTAGCGAACCCGGTAATGCTACTACAGCATGGCAACTAACACGCTCAACTGATACCGATGTTTACGGTCCTAAGAGCACTCAAGAATTAGACGTAGGCGACTACTTCTATGTTCAAGCAGGTGACACCGGAGCAGGCGAAAGCTATGTAATGACAGCACCCGAAGGACCATTTATTATTGGTTTTGACGGCTTGACATTTACTCAATTCTCGGCCAGCCAAGTCTACACAGCCAACACCAGTGCTGGTTTGAGCCTGACAGGCACAGTGTTCTCAGCCAAGGTTGACAACAATACCACAGCATTTGACATTGGTGGCAACATCAGCGTTAAAGCTGGTGCTAACCTTACAACACCCAACATTGGCGATGCCACAGGCACTAGTTTAAGCACTACAGGTAATATCTCCACCGGCGGTAACCTTATAGCATCGGGATATGTAACAGCTATTGGCAACGTCACAGGCGGCAACATTGATACTGCAGGTAATGTAAGTGCTACCGGCAACATCACAGGTGGCAACATCACCACAGTAGGACTGATCACTGCCACTGGCAACATCACAGGTGGCAACATCCTGTTTGGAGCAGGCGATGTTTCAGGCACAGGAAACATCTACGCTAACACCATATTTGCAAACATTAGTGGTAACATTGATGCAGGTGGCGCCAATACAGATATTCAGTTCAACGACGGCGATATACTATCAGGAAGTCCAGGATTTACATTTAACAAAGTGGGCAATGTAGTTACAGCCAACGGTAACATCAACGGTGCCAATTTGTTCACTGGCGGAACTGTCAGCGCAACTGGCAACGTTACAGGCGGCAATGTCACCACAGTAGGATTGATCACTGCCACTGGCAACATCACAGGTGGCAACATTGACACTGCAGGACTGGTCACAGCCACTGGCAACATCACAGGTGGCAACATTGACACTGCAGGTCAAATTACGGCTACAGGCAACATTACAGGTGGCAATTTAATTCTTACTGGTGCCGCATTGGATACCACAGCAGGACGTTTAACAGTCAACAGTACCAGTGCTGATGCAGATTTTGCTGTCAACGGTACTACTTTGGCCAACGTGTTTTATGTTGATGCTGGTTCCAACACAGCCAGCTTTGGTAGCAGCACACAAGTTACCAACGCTATTGTAAACTTTGATGCTACTACATCGATTAAACTTCCAGTTGGTAACACCACACAACGCCCTGCCACAGGTGTTACTGGTATGCAACGTTTTAATACAACAACCAATTCTTTGGAAGTCTACAACAACAGCCAATGGCAATCAGTGGGCGCTACAATATTCACCGTGATTGGTGATGAACAGTTCAACGGCGACGGAAGCACTGTGGCATTTACACTCAGTAGCACACAGACTACCAATAGTTGTATTGTGTCAATCAACGGTGTGGTGCAGATCCCAACCTTGGCTTATGCTGTAGCGGGTACCAACCCAACCTGTGTACTCACATTCACAGAAGCTCCTGCATCCGGTGACGTTATTGACGTGCGCCAAATTACCACAACAACCACTGTCTTGGGCATCAGCAACGCTTCGGGCAATGCTTCTGTAGGAGTTACTGATACCAGCAGCACAGTGTTGGTCACAGGAGACTTGAGTGTTAGTGGAAGTATTTTGGGCGGCAACATCAACAGTACTGCTATCACTAACGGTACAAGCAACATGTCAGTTATCAGCAGTGGCGGCAACATCCGTGCCAACGTGGGCGGAGCAACAATTGTCAGCATTACTAGCACAGGTATTGAAAACGGCATGGGCAACGGTGTGGGTAACATTGGTGGCTCAAGTAGTTACTTTAACACAATATTTGCGGTAGCAACATCGGCACAATACGCTGACTTGGCTGAGAAATACGCAGCTGATGCAGACTATGCTCCTGGCACAGTTGTAATGTTTGGCGGATCAGCCGAAGTTACTGTATGCGCTGATGATGCTTGCAAGCGTGTGGCAGGTGTGATTTCAACCAATCCTAGCTACAGAATGAACGACGGCTTGGTCAGTGCTCACACAGCCATGGTAGCACTTACAGGTCGTGTGCCAACTAGAGTCACAGGCACAGTGCGCAAAGGCGACATGATGGTCAGTGCCGGCAACGGAACCGCAAGATCTGAAGCCAACCCACAGGTAGGCACAGTGATTGGTAAAGCACTGGAGGACTTTGACGGTGCAGAAGGCACAATAGAAGTTGTAGTAGGTCGCGTATAAGCAGTAAGTAAAAACAAAATAGGGCCTTCGTGGCCCTATTTTTTTGACTAAATATTAGACATTAATGGAACTACCATGGGATTAACCAAACCGCGTGCTGCGCAAATATTTGACTTAGATTACAAACAATCTACACGAGTAGTTACCGCCACCAACATTACCTTGAGTGGAGGAGCTCCTAATGCAGTGGATGGCGTAAATCTCAGTCTCGACGACAGAATTCTAGTCACAGGCCAAACAACAGCCAGCCAAAACGGACTTTACCAAGTGATCACTGTAGGAGCAGGAGCCAACGGCACTTGGGCCAGGACTGGTGATGGAAACGAAACAGGTGAAATTGAAGCTGGCATGATTGTCATGGTCACCGAAGGTACAGTCTATGCTGACACACAGTGGAAACTGATCACCGATGATCCTATTGTTGTTGGAACCACGGCTTTGACGTTTACACAAAACTACATGGCCAACTCGATATCATCGGGCACATCAAACGTGGTGGTCAACTCAAATGCCAATGTCACAATAAGTAGTGCCGGTACGGCCAATGTGTTGGCTGTGAGCAACACTGGTGCACTTGTGTCTGGAGTAATATCGGCCACTGGCAATATTACAGGAAATTTCTTTGTAGGCAACGGCAGTCAACTTACAGGCATTACAGTTTCCTCTAACAATATCAATAACGGAACATCAAATGTTGTAATTCCCAGTGCCAATGGAAATACCAGCATTTATACAGCTGGTCAGGAAACCGTAGAAGTAAGTCCAGGTGAACTCACTGTGTACGGAGTATTTTCCAACCCAAAAACTATAACAAGCAACGTGGTCATTGGACCCAACATCAATTCCATGTTGATTGGACCCATAAATGTAGATCCAAACAACAACATTCTTGTTCCTACCGGTAGCACATTAAACATAATATAATAAATATAGCAAGGACAATAAAATGGCACTATCATTAGACGGCACAACTGGTATATCGGCATCGGGCAACATTTCTGGTAACAATATTATTGCTACAGGTAGCTTAACGACAGGCAATTTTAGTCCAGCCAGTGTAAGTACATCAGGCAACGTAGTTGGCAGCAATATACTTACAGCAGGAATAATAAGTGCCACAGGCAACATAACTGGTAGCTTCATAATTGGTAATGGATCTCAATTAACTGGCTTGCCAGCTGGATACAGTAATGCTGATGTTGCTTTGTTTTTGGCAGCCTTTGGATCAAACACAATTACTACCACAGGCAATATTAGTGGCGGCAACTTATCAGTTGGCACTGGCACAGTCACAGTTGGTAATATTGTCAATGCCAACAGCAACGGCGTAGGCAACATTGGCAGTTCCAGCACATATTTCAACACAATATTTGCTCAAGCTACTAGTGCTCAATACGCTGACTTGGCAGAGATGTATGTGGCAGATTCCGACTATACTCCTGGAACCGTACTTGATTTTGGCGGCTCTGAGGAAGTCACAGCAACAACAACTTCACACAGTACTCGGATAGCCGGCATTGTTAGTACCGCTCCTAGCTATCTAATGAACAGCGCACTTGCTTGCACCAACGCTGTTGAAGTGGCCTTGGTTGGACGAGTTCCATGTCATGTAGTTGGCACTATCGCCAAAGGCGATCGCTTGGTTGCTAGCTCAATAGCAGGAGTAGCCACACGTTTGGATATGGCACACTATCAACCCGGTTGTATTGTAGGCAAAGCTCTTGAAGCATACAACTCTGACTCAGTTGGAACCATTGAGGTGGCAGTGGGTCGAATTTAATGCAAGCCCAATACAGATCAGACTACGCTGGTGAATTTGTAGTTTTAGAAACACGCTGGTCAGGTGGCCGCAAAACACAGACTCGAGAATTTGTAGCCAACCCTATTGAAAATCATCACATATCGGGTCGTGCTGCCTGCATTGGCAGTGCAGTAGACAAAAGTCAGTTTGATTATACTCGACTGTCGCGGCATCGAGGCGGCCTACTAGGATCAAAAAAATTACAAAACTACGGCACTGGCGACATAGCCTTGCAGATGCGTCTAGACTTTGCAGTGGAAACCCGCCCCGACAAACTTCAGACTCTCAAACAAATTGGATACAGTGAAAAAAACATTGTTTATACCACCGCCAGGCAGTGTATCAACTCACCTGGTGAATTCTATCTGATTCCACACGCACCAGGCTTGCTGGACATAGCTATTTTGCCTTATCTGGCAGCCTTTGATGGACATCAAGAAATATTCTTGCTGGGCTATCATCATGATACCGGCATAGAAAATTCCAGCTGGCAGGATCAAATTAGATCAGTAATCGATGCCTATTCTGGTATACAGTTCTATTTTGTAGGTGAATCTACTAACATGTATGACTGTTGGTTGTCTGCTCCTAATGCGCGGTCCATGCCACTTGGAGATTTCATCTGCTACTGCGATGTATAAACTGTAGCTTCGATGGTTGAAATTTTATCTTGCACTGCTTGAAAGTTTACAGTTGACCATAGGCCGGGATGCATGGGTCGTGGCCAGGCGCCCGAGTCAATCCAGGCATAGCCCAAGTGCTCACTGTTGAGCTCGGGCTGGAATTCTTGATCAACCACACAGAAAAAAGTGTGGTATTCAAATCCTGAGTCTGCAGTGGTAAATTTTTCCAAAGGTATCAAACGATAATATTCGGGCACAAATCCCATTTCCTCCTGGCATTCGCGAGTCATGGCTGCTAGCAGGCTTTCGCCCGGTTCTACACGACCGCCAGGCAGACCCCAACTGCCAGGATGTTTTGGATCAGCTCGCATGAGATATAGATAACGCTGGGTTGATACAGCATAAAACCACACGCCCACTGCGGCTACAATATTACTCATAGCACCAATGACCAGGTTCCTCCTGCATACAGTCCTTGATAGCTTTTGACCCAGGCATTTCCAGTCCAGCGATACTGTATTTCTGTTGTGAGATTTGTAACATACTGTATATTATCTGGACTTGAGGTAGAGTCAAAAGAAATTTGCCAGCGTGCGCCGTCGTACTCTACTATATCGTTGGTTTGAGCCACCAAGGGTTGCCCGTCAATACCCGACCATGCATCTGGATTGGTTATTCCTGGATTGTCGTACGATCCGGTGGCCTGTGTAAAAAGATAGCGTTGACCCACCGCTGCTGGCGGCAAACCAAAGCCTGGTCCACCGGCCAACGGATCAATCACAGCCGTGATAGGATCTAGCGTATTACTAGGAACCGTGGCTTCGTTAACATTGAACAATAGGAATCGATCGTCGGTAGGATCAAACGCCACAGTGCCCATTACATCAGTGCCATCTGGTTGTTCTAGAGTGACCATGCTAATTCCAGGTCGAAAGGCTCCGTATAAATTGACCACACTGGGCCACAATAAATTGCTAGGCGGACTGTCGGGCGGTGTTAAACTGTCATTGGGTTCATCTATAACCTGTTGCTGACGCAAGATTTGTAGTTTGTTGTCAATCAACAATACTTGGTAACTGTAAGGAGTAAACCGTTGACGAGTGCCCAACAACAAATCACTGTTGGTCAAGGCATTGACCAGGTCACCCTGCGCATCATAAACCGAAGCAATAATACGTTCAACCACACCCAGTTTCTTGACCTTGGCTGGCGGAGTGATCCACATGGGCAAGGTAAATGACAAGGTAGCAATATCTATAGGATCGCCAGTGCCAATTGGAATTGTTCTGTTGCTCCAACGCACATCTTTGAGATACAGTACAGTAAGGCTGGTCCAGTCTATGTAGTTGTCGGTACTTTGTATTTCTAACCCAGGGTTAAACAAGGTCAGGATCTGCTCCAACAATTGCATTTTTTGATTGGTATTTGAAGTCCAAATGTCCAGGTTTATGGTCATTTCATAAGGCACAGGCATAGCACGCTCAATAGTAAATGCATTGCCTTGTGTGGTTTCGTAGGTTTCGGTGTCCGGGTCATAGGTTCGTTGACGCACAGCTATTTTGTCTACAAAGTAAGGTTCCTGCATCCTTGGCCTGTCGTATTTTAAATCTGTAATGTAAAAGGTCATCAAGGGAGTGCTCGGCATGTCGTTGGCCGAATTGTTTTGCAATATAGTTTGTGCTTGCCGACTTGCATCACCATATCGTACTGGCACACGTATCAGAGTGTCTACTTCCGATCCCGGTCCTTGACCTGCTTCGTTGGCGCCATACTCAACGTCAAAGTTACTAAAAATTCTAGCAAACTGTAGCAAGAATCGACGTAATTGTTGGTCGTAAAAAAATTGAGCGATAATTATCTCCCTGGAGGTCTTGGGTTGGGCGGCAAATTGCCACCTTGATCACCGTTGTCGGGTGTTATTTCCAATATTTCACTGAGACTCTGTCGGCTAGGAATATTACCAATGTCAGTGGTGGGTACTGTGTAGATGTTGTTAACAAAACTGGCCCGTTGTGTAAGAGCCTGGGTGGCATAGTCAAGGTCGGTGCGAACATTGTCACTGATAGCTAACCATGCTCGACCATCAAATCTAAACAACCGATTGGGGAAATAATCCAGCCTTAAACAGTAGTTTCCTGCCACCGGGGTGGGAGGAAATTGTACTCCGGGTGTTACCGGTAGGCCATTGGGTGCGTGTGTTGATCCTGTCAGATAACCCTGTGCATAGCCAAATCCATTAGGAGTTATACCCTCGCCGGTTTGTGTACCATCCACAGTTGGGTCAGTCTGATCTGCATTGAGTCCAGCACTAGCAGGCTCACCATTGGGTCCGGTTGGAAGTATATAAAATTTAACATTGTCATACCCACTCAGTGGCACATCCTCGTAGGCCTGTGTTAGTATAGCATCATTGATCTGCAGATCTTTGGGTCTTGTGCTTTGTTTGTCGCCCACGGTGCTGGGAGCAACAACTGCAGTCCAGTATTCAGTGTTAGTGATGTCAGTGCCAGGCGGAACGTTTTTATTGGCAGTATAATAGGTACCGCCATTGTTGACTGTTTCACCTGAAGGATAAAAATTGCCAGGATCCCAGATGTTTTCCGGCATAAACGGTTCGTTAATGATCTGACTGTATTCTTGCGCATTGACCATGGGTGTGGCCTTGATACGCCACAGATGCGGTTGCCAGGTCTGGCTAAATCCTTCTGATGCGAAGTTGGCATCCTGTATGACATAATATTTTGCCAGGCTTTTGACCAAGCTGGTGTCTAAAGGATGATAATCTCTGAGATTGGGCACTTCGATCACATCACCACTCATGAGCTTGCGGCCAAAGGTGTCAATCATGTCGTTGTAGTGGAACGTGACAAACAAGGTGTCGCCGTTCAAGAATAGGCCAAACTGCGTGAGATCAAAATCTATGTCTTGAGTTCTATAAACACCACGCATGACAAACACATCTGGTGCATACACTCGATCACGGTTTTCCAACAGCAACAGATCTTCTATAAAAAGTGGATTGGTTGTAGAATAATTAGGTATGGTAGCATCATTGTTACCATTATCGGTGCCAGCACCTTGTGGTCCTAAATATTTGTGTACAAAAATGTCAATCCCGCCCACAGTGTATTGTTCCGAAATAACTCGATCCAGATACTGGTAATCATAGGTGCGGTTAGGGCGATAGAGACTCAAACGTGGCATAGTAGTATATTTATGGGACAAATTGACTAACGAATCCAAAGCAAGTATAATTACACGCATGGATGAACTATTGAACCGTTTGGATCAAATTGAGCGAGCTATTCCACAAATCAAAAACAAGGTAGCACGCAGAGACCTGATGAAAATGCTGAAAAACATAGACACAGCCATCAACGCTGTCAGCCGAGAAAGTGTGGAATGCCGCAGACTGCATCGCGAAACCGGCTACTACAAAGAACTGGTCCAAAACGCTGAAAAACTCATAACTAACCTGGAACAACACCTGACATTTGCGGCACTGTTAAATGGTTGACCAAAAATGACCCACATGCTATAATACTACTTTACACTCAGGAGAGCCCATGAACGCACGAGCCGCAACTGTGATCAAACCCTTGAACCCAAAAGGGGCAGAAACCAAATATATTGGGCATGAACCCGACTGGAAATTTCAGCCCACGGAAGAAAATCGCATCAGTGCATTCAGCAAGGCCTTTGCCTGGTACAACTATCACTATGGCAAACGAGATGCCAAGGACATGCTGTGCCAATATTTAGAAATCAATCAGCGAGCCAAAGATGCCAAACTCATGCGTGGTATCCCCGACAGCCAAATTCGCCTGACTCCGGCCTGGGTGTGCAGGATGACCTTGATGGGACTGGTGCTCAACGAGCACGAACAATGCATCATTGACGAACAAATTGCCACCATGCTGAAAATCAAACAAGAAGTCAAGAAAGTTGTTGATGAAGCTGAAGTGGCCGTGGCAAAACTTACCATACAAGACCATCTGCGTGAAAAGGTATCCGAATGTGCTGGCGAGTTAGAAGGCATGTTTGACGAGTTTATCAAGGCCGGTGCCAAGATGAGTGCAGACTGGAAACCCATAGCCCAGATCCGTGGCATGAACATCAGCCCTAACATGGTGGGCACCATTGCCGATGTGTGGAAGATCAAGTTGGCTGAATTTGAAGAAGTGCTGGAAGGCACCGATGCGGACCTAACAGAAGGCTACAGTCACCTCAACAAGAATCAAATCAAACAGTGCGTCAAATTCATTGAACAGGTCATTGCCGACTGCGGAAACTATGTGCAGATCAAGAAGGTAGAACGCAAACCAAGAGCTAAGAAAGCTGTCAGCCCAGAAAAACTTTCATCCAAATTCAAGTACCTTAAAGACTTTGCTGAACTCAAGCTGACCAGTGTTACACCAGCACAGTTGGTCAATGCCGGCGAGGCCTGGTTGTATGATACCAAAAAACGCAAACTGATCCATGT